TAAAACATCTTCCTCGCTTAAACATATATAGGTCCTCTTCTATTTAACTAGAAAGGGACAATCCACCGAAGTTTGATGTCAACGACTTCGGGTCGCCCAGAACGTACTAAATGTTTAGGATCTTGGAAAGGCTCACGCCTTCCAGGAAGTAAACATTTCATTAGTGAACCAACACCACTCGCTTTGTTAGCGGGAAATGTTGATTTAGTTACCCATGCTCTAACTCTAGGAGAATGGGTATCGACGTCAAATCTTTCTGCCTGATATGGCAAAAAGCTCCGACGCCCTAATGCAGGTGAAGTTATTTCGACAATGGGGAAATAGGACAAAAGTTTCTTTATCCTAGAGTCGAGATAACTGGCTGTTCTCCACAGACCTCTTTCATAAAGGTGATTGCGGAAAGCGACCAAAGATACCACCTGAGACGTTTCTGTTCTGTCACGAGGAAACTGCTGACGAAACCGGATAGGTGTAACATCCTGTCCCGAATAGTAGTCCCCTCCACAAGACTCTCGGAATTTCCCATTCCAAAAACTCTTGTTCATATTCACTTTATGACCTAAGGTCTTAAGTGATGAGATGACAGAATCCACAAAATCTACGGGGACAATTATATCATCACCGTAGACACGCACTTTACCCTCAAAAGATTTAACAATCTTTCGAGTTAGAGGGGTGCCGATTTGTGTTTCAATACCTTGGAAGATGGCCACAAGAAAGGTCATTGCCTCGATAGGGAAACACAAAGCTGATCCCATAGACGCAAACTTTCGAAGGGAATATAAATCAACTCCAATCGAAGGAATTCTTGCCTTCGACGACCTTGTTGCAAAGACACCCTCCCGCAAGGAAGGAAATCTACGCAGCATGGCGTCTACATGCAAGATATGAACACGATCAGAAGCTTCACTCAAATCGAGCGTTGCAAGATCGCCTTGTTCACTTCCTCTTTTAGCCAGATCCCTATTTGGGCTCTGGTTTGTAAAACCGAGGAAGTTAAAGCAGAGATTATCTCGAGTATTTCCCGGGATTCTCTTACTTTCAAGGAACTCGACCATTGGGTGGAGTATAGCCTGCTGCATATACTGCATGTAGGCTGGCTCCAAAGCAATGATTCGAGGACGTTTCAGCGTTTTAGGTACCGCGGTGACCCTTGCGGGCTCCTCGTTACCGGGATCAAGGATATCGACATCATCGTAGCGATTATGATACCGCCACGAAGGAATAGCAAATTCCCCATAAGGGAATAAGCATTCGAGCCTTTCCGACCATTTAAAAAGATCGTATTTCTCGTTTCCGAGAAAATGATCTGCGGTCGAGCCAGGTCCATGTCGCGGAGTGATTTCACCATTTTTGATGATATCATCCATTCGGGAGAAAACATCCCCGAATAGAAGAGTGGAAATTCGTTCAAAGCTATCTGCTTCAAACGAATTATGAAATTCCCACTCTCTCAACTCCTCTTCACATCTAACGTAGTCTAAATACGCGTCCCGTACCCTATCATCACTACAGGGCACGAGCAATTTCGAAAACAACAGCGTTAGCTGTCGAATTGCGAAAATGGAATCGTAATTAGGTTCAGTTAGAACTGCACCATCTAAAGGATTAAAAATCTGACGAAGGAAACCTTCTAAGAAAAGAGGGAAACCATTCTTCTTCCTGAAACCAGGAAAAGAATCGTCGTCAAGAAAGCCTAACTCAAGACAACGCTCAAAATCCTTCCCGAAGGAAGGAAGCGTTATCGTGAGGAAAGAAAGGCCTTCATTTTTAGTCCGACTCTCGAGCTTCTTTACGTCGAGAGTAGTGCTAGTGTGACACCAACTTGCCAATTCATCAGCAAGTTCACGCCAGAGATCTATCATGCTTTTCATGAAATCCTCTCTATATAGAGGGGTAAATCATCATGAGTCCAAATGATAGAATCCACAGACTATTACAGTCTTACTTACTTAATGCCCCATATAAACAAGGGCACCCAGTAAGTAGTCAGTGCAGAAAGTATAGGAAAAAGAAGAAATTTCCTACATTTTCTACGGAAGGCGAGGCATATCAAGCCTCACCACCCAACAGCTGAG